ATTGCCAGCCGCATTGACTTTGCCGCCTTCGTCAAACTGGCGTGTGTAGTTGACCCCTACGCCCCCAAGGTTCGCTCTTAAACGGTCACCTTCTCGTTTCGACAGCCCCGCATCCAAATATGCGCTGAGTTCGCTGTCCCGATCCAGTTTCTTGGAAGCGGACAGCCTGCCAAAAATAGCTTTTTGGTCTTTGGACACCATTCCGCCCAACGGTTTCGCGTTGAACTTGGTGTCGTAATCGCTTTCAGACACACTACGCGGGCTGCGTTTTAGGGCGTCCACTTCCCCGCCTTCATCAAAGCGTTTGACTTTACCGCCCTTCGCGTACTGCTTGAAGTCGGTGTCGTCTCGGCGCTCTTTTTTAACGCCTTTGGGCATTTTGGAGGGGGAGATATCCCCCATCCCGCGACTGGACATCATGTCAGCAAGCCTTGCCGCCCATAGCCATCTTGACCATGGTGCCCTTGGTGTGGCCCTTGGTCGCACAGCCGTCAGCGCGTGTGACGCCGCCCTTGGCAAAGGGTCTACCCTTAGCTTCAGCCATCTCGTGTTTGATCATGGACTTTGGAGCGCCCTTCTTTTTCATAAAGGCCATCTCTTTACCAACCATTGCTTTGGACTCTTTCATATCGCCACCTTCTTTGAATTTGCGGCCCTTGTCCGCGTTGGAGAACTCTTTGCCCACGGATTGTGGGACGCCTGATTTCTTTGCAAACTCCGGGCTGTGCGCTACCGCACGCATGAAGTTGGCTTGCTTTTTACTCGTGCTGGGCATTGATGCCTCGCAGGTTGTCAATCTTGCGCTCAAGTCGGTCAAACCGATCCATCAACTGCTGCATGTCAGCCCGAAATTCGGAGCGTGTGATGTGATCACGCGCCACTTCCTCGCGGGTGCGGTTCAGCAAAATGCTGAGCCGATCCAACTCATCAAACCTGCCTTTAAGCAAAAAGCCCATGACCGCCACAATGGCGCTCAGAGCTACGTTCCAGAGCATCATCTCCATGTCAGCACTTCCATTTTTTCAAGTATGCCGCAAGTTGTTCCGCTTTTAGCGAACTGTCTGCAACATTCCCGGCTGCCAAGTTACAGCGGCCACAAAGCAAATCGCGCACCTCGCCAGTTTCGTGGTTATGGTCAACACACGGGCGCGTATTTCGAATTCCTTCAAACGAAAACGCAGTACTGCAGCACGCACATTTTCCGCCTTGTGCCAGCAGTTTTTCAGCAAAAGATGCCGCAGAAATACCGTACTTAGCGGGCAGATTGTACTTTCGTGTGTCTGCTCGTGAACAGCTTTTGCACGCGTAGTTTAGGCCCGACAGTTGGTTCTTGTTTTTGTTAAACGCTTCCGGTAGCTTCCACTCACGGCACTTGCTGCAGCGGTATTCCCCGGCAGTGTTCGCGGTTTTTGGCACACGCCCCCAGTCCCGTTTTGCGCTTAACATTTCCAAGCCCTCAACGATTTGTTGATCCGCGAGTCGGGGTCTTTGGCCGTCTTCTCGCTGGTCAGCTTCTTCTTCATGCCTTCCATCCGGGCGCAAAAAGAGTCGCGGCGTTTGCCGCCCTCTGGCTGCGGAGCCTTCAGGCCGGGCTTGCCCGGGTTGGCCTTGTTGTAAGACGCCCGCCCTTTTGCGTTCAAGCCGCCCTTCTCGGACTTGCCTTCTTTGCGTGTCCATGCAGCGGTCTTAGCCATAATAAACCTGCGCCCCGTCAATTGCGCTCATGTAGGCATAAATTCCGTTTACTGCCAACACACCTTCACCGGGAATAAGGGGGGCATTTTGGAATTCGTCTGACGCGTGAGTTTCGTAGGTCAACAACCAACGATTTGCACCACTGACATAAAGTGCTGCTGGAGAACCTGTAATGGTTCCAGTGTTGATGTCTGTGATCGTAAATGCGTCTGCGGTTGTTACCGTAATGGCGTAATTTCCATCAGTAGCAGCGCCACCTGTGCCACTAACAAAGTGAATGCCGACAACAGTGCCGGTTGTTAACCCATGCGCAGTTTTTGCAATCGTCACGGTTGTGCCGCTACGACCGTAAGTTACGCTTGAAGTTACGGGGGCTGTGGTTGTGTCAAACAAAACCAAGGTTCCGCCGCCACCGTAAAAAGAAACGCCTTTAACGCGGTTGCGCCCAAGAACAAAGAAACCGCTTTGGTTTAGGTGTCCTTGTTTTACATCATATTGCATCGTCATGTTGCTGCTCCGGTTCTGGTGCGTCTAGCCTGTTGATCAGCATCTTGTACGCTTGGATCGTGGCCTGAGCCTGAGTCAAAAAGGTTTGCGCCTTCTGGGCTTCAGTTTCAAGGTCACGAATCTCAGACTCCAAGAATTCCTTGGTGATCTGCATATTAGCTGTTAGTCGTAGTCAACATGATGTAGTACGCAGTACCTGCACTGTCCACAATCTTCAAGGAGTTTGTAGCTGCGCCTTGGGTATTGGCCGTGACCATGCCGGAGGGGACGTTGAACAGGTTGGCCACAGTTCCTGTGCCGCTGTTTGTGAAGCGGATGAACGAAGCGTTGGTCCAAGTACCACCAGAAGCAAAGTCGGAGTCAGCTTGAATAGCTGCAATCGTACCGCCGGGGTTTGTGGATGTACCGCCCAAGGTAGCGCGAAGAGCGTTACCCGCGCCAGAGATGGTGCCGGAGCCGTTGATGGACAGGCTGATGTGTGCGCCGTTGACTGTGCCGCCGGTAGCAGCGCCAGCACCTGTGACCCGAGTCAAGGCACGGTAAGTTTCGCCAGAGCCAGTGGAGGTAAAAGTCAAACGCTCATAAGACAGACGTGTGTCGCCAGTAGCGGCAGAAGTCGTAACGTACGACTCAGACACATTAATAGCGGTGGTTTCAACAACGGGGGAAGAAGCTGTTCCGGTAATAAAGCCGTTCTGAGATACGACTGGGCCGGAGAACGTGGTAGTTGCCATGATGATTTCCTCACATGCGATAAGGCGTATCTGTCTGCATGTCGTCAGCCGGGACTGTCAGATACACCGGAAAACCCCGGAATGAACTCAATATACACCAAAAGAAAAAGGGGCACAAGGCCCCTTTTTCGCTTCTATCAGGTCGAACCTGAAGAACCCCACATACCCAATGGGTCAGACCAGCCGAACGAATAACGCTCACGGGCCTTGTAACGGACGTTGCCGGTATCGAAGTCTCCGTCCATGGAAGTGGACAGAGCGGTACGCTCAAAGTGCTTCATGCCGTTTGGAACGTCTGTGGTCAGGAACCAAGCGTTTGTGTCGGTCAAGAAGTTGTTGACAGTGTAGCCACCGGAGATGGTGCCCATTTGCTTCAACGCGTTGATGTCGTTGTCAGCAGTACCAACACGCAGCTCAGTGTCAAGCAAACGCTTGGCAACGAACATCAGTGATGGAGGGATAACCAACTTGACAGGCTTGGCTGCAATCAGCAGGCCACGTTCGTCAGTCCAAGCAGCGATCTGGATCGTTGCGTTTTCCAACGAAGTCTCGTTCAAGTCAACACCAGTGGCTGGGCTGTTGAAGTTAACACCACCGCCCACCAGAGGGTGGCCAACGCGAACAGCGCTGGAGTTAACGCCGAACAAAGAAACACCGTCACCGCCAAGGGCAGTACCAGCGAAGCCAGTGTTCAACACAGAAGCGGCTTTAACCTGCTTGGTGTAAGCCATACCGCGAGCCAGAGCCTTGGTGTAGCGGGCAGACAGACTGTCATACAGGTTGTCTTCCACAGCTTCTTCCGTGATGGAGAAGCCCAAAGCGATGGTTTCGTGGGTGTAGCGGGCAGTGAAGGCTTCCTGCGCGTTGTCGTAAGCGATGGCGGAGCCTTCGTTCTTGACAGGTGCAGCACCAAAGCCAGACAGCTTGGTTTCTTCTTCGAACGAACGCTCAGATTTCTCTGTTTCGTACAGTTCTTTGTGTTGCTCGCCGTAACGTGCATATTCCAAACCGAACAGGGCGTTCAGGCCGGGGAGCAGCTCTTTGAGCAGTTGTGCGCGTGAAATAGCCATGGTTTAGCTCCTTAGATGCCGACGGCGTTGGTGAAGGCGGAAGCGCCGGGGTTGAACTTAACCAACACGTCAGGGAAGGCATCGGTCACTGGGGAAGCGAAACCGATGATCTTGAACGCGGCGGCTGTGGTCACAAGCGTGGACTCCAAGGCGCTGGTCGAGTTGCCAGTCTGGGTAGAACCAGTGCTGGTGCTCTGAACGGCTGCGAAGAAGGTGTTTGCGCCAATAGCTGCTTGGGTGGTGGTGCCATCCAATTGCGCTTGGAACGTGACGTTGGGGTCAGTGATCACGTATGCAGTCACCACGCCGGTTGTGCCGGAGGGGTAGTACTGACCGTAAATCTGCTGGCCTTGTGCGTTGATGTAAGAACAGCCGACAAACACGCCCCAAGCGCCAAGAGTATTGCCGCCGAGGTTGTTGGTCGTCAGGTCTGCACCAGTGGCAGTAGACAACGCGATATAGCCGTTGGCGTCAATGATGACGACTTGGCCGAAGAAAAGGTTAGTGCCAGTGCCCGCAGGGTTGATTAGGAACTGACTTGTAGCGCCAGCATAAGGCATGCCGTCGTTACGATTCACGGCACGCAGGCCGTAGGGGGAAGCGGTAGTTGCCATTTAAGGACTCCTTGTTACTTTGAACCAGAACCAAAACCTCCACCGCGACTGGTCGTTGACTTGCGGTCAGCGAAAAGTGGCATGCGGGGGTCATTGTTTCGCATGAAACTGTTATCCACAGATTCCATCTGGGCTTGCGCTTGTTTAGCGTAATACTCATCACGGGCTTGCGCACGTTCACGGGGCATTTTGCAGAGCATCAGGCCACCGAGTTCGACGTTTCCAGTCTTCGCATTACCCTCAAGCATGAGCTCGGGATGGTCCACTGCTTTTACCGGCTCCCAACCTTCACGCATCTTGGTAGATACGTTTGTGTTTTGGGCTTCACCAAGAACGTGGGTCGCAATCCAGCGATAAACCATTCCGGGTTCAGGTGTCGGGTCGGGCAGTGCGCTCGCAGGTGTATACACGTAGCGAGTTGTTTTATCGCGTGACGTGAGGTCACGGGGATTCCGGTTGATTGTTTCAGCCATTTGATTTCTCCAATTTAAGTACTTCTGCGGCGTATTGCTGCGGGGTCAATCCATACTTTGTTGCCAAAGCAATTTGCCTAGGGGAAAGCTGGATTTTTTTCGCGCCAGACGAGCGAGCGGCTGGGGCAACTACCGTGGAAGGCTTCTTGGAGCCATCGCCGGACTTTGGCCGGTCATCGTTCCCAAAAAATTCAGGGAATGTAGACTTCATGCGAGAGTCGATTCTCTCGAAATAATCTTCCGAGCGCGGGTCAATACCCGAATTCACAAGTTTTTGGTGCAGCCCTAGTGAAAAGCTGGTCATTTCTTCGTGACCCTGAGCCCCAAACCACTGGTTTCTTGCCTGCCAGCGCAGTGTTTTGTCATCGACTTGGGGCGTCCGTGGTGACGCATGGGGTATTTGTACCTCATCCGTTTCCACTTGTAAAGGGGTGTGCCTGAAATTTTTTGCGGCCTCCGAACGCATCTTGGCCTCGGTCATGGCCTCCTGTGCTGCAACCAAAGCATCGGAGTCCCCAGACTCGTACGCGGCCTTGTACTGACGTTTGGCATCATCCAGTGCGTTTTCAGCGATATGCTTGACAGAAACAGCGTATTGCTCAGAACCCGTATTTACATACTGTTTGAGCTTTTTGTTCTCTTCCATCATGTGCTGAGCGATACGCTCAAGCTCTTGCTTTTCACGCAAAAGATTCTCTTTGGCGCGTCGTTCATCGTGGCGGGCGTGGGTCAGCTCTTTGATACGCTTTTTCACGCCTTCCGTGTAATTGTCCATTTCGTCGTCGGATGGGTCCGACACCTCACGGTCCAGCGGCTTGCGGCCACGGTCTTGTGTGGGGGTGTCGTCAACAATTTCAACCTCGAAGTCATCGGACTCTGCGGGCTTTTCTGTTGCCCGCGCAGCTTGTTTTTCCTCGATCTCGTCGGGAAACTCGTACTTATCTTCCATTTCTGCTCCTTATGCGCGGGTCAAACCGCGAGGGTCTTGCACAACACACTCAATTTGGTCGTCGTTCAGCACCCTGAACTCTTTACCAAACACCTTGAATCGCGTACCTGTGTAGGTACGCACGAGCACAAAGTCGCCCTCTTTGCACCACGCTCCCGATGGGAACTTGGCAGGGTCCTTGTACGCGTCTGGACCAACCCGCAATACGAACAACACGGTTGTGGCGTGTTCTTCAGCTCGCAAGGTTGCGGCATCTCGAACGAGGTCGAGGCTTGTACCGGCAATCTTTTCATCGACGTTGGGCACGACACACAGCAGCTTGTAGCCAGTGGGGACCGGCAGCGCTGTTGCTTTGGTTTCGCTATCCGCCGTCTCGTCCGGGGACTCGATGGGCTGAATATGTTTTGGCAGCGTGATGCCCGGGGGCAGAATGATTTCACTCATCGGATTGCTCTACTTTCTCTGCAAGGTCTAGGAGATGACGCTCTGCGGTCGCAAGACCCTGAATGATTCCGCAGAGTTTTTGGTATTCGTCAAAGTTGCGACATCCACCCCCAGCCAAGTCATCAGCGTAGTTGTTCATGTCGGTGCGTATTTTTTCGCGCAATACGCGTGCGAAGTTTTGAATCACTTGGGTTCCTCAGAGTTGCCGACATCGTCGGATTTTTGTTCCCGGGCAAGCTCCTGCGCGGCGCGTAGGGCCATCTCACGGTCTTTCAGGAGAAGCTGCTGGTCTTGGGCACGACCCATGACACCAATCTTGAGCGCATCGTTACGGATGCGTTCTTCCTCCAACTGTTCCTTGGCGCGGGCGGCACGTTGTTGCTCCTCGAACTTGCGCACATCGGCTCCGACCTTGATGCCCGCCAACCGATCGGCTGCGTCCATCTTGACCTTGCTTTCCTGAATCTGAGCACCCACACGCATGGATTCGAGCTCCAACTGGCCGCTGACCTTTTCCTGCTCCAGCTCTTGCTTGTCGGCAAGGGCGGCTGCGTCGATGGCCATCTTCTGCTGCTTCATCTGCATGTCTTGCTGAGCCATCTGCATCTTCATCTGAGCTTCTTGCTGCTTCATCTGCAGTTCCTGCTGCTTCATCTGCATCTCTTGCATCTGCATCTGCAACACCGGGTCTTGCATCTGTTGCTGGGCCTGAGCTTGTTGCGCCTGCGCTTGGCTTTGCTGCACCACTTGCTGCGCGGCTTGGGCCATCATGGCCGACAGCGCGATCTCGATCTGCGGCGGCAACTTCTCGTCCTCGGGCGGCAGAGGCATGCCCAACTGGGCCTCGATCTGCTGGCGCATCTTGAACCCCAAGTGCTCAGAGATATGTGCTTGTGTCTCAGCCATGATCTTCTGTGCCTGTGGGTTTTGCCCGATCGCCTGTGCAATCATGGGGTCCTGCATCATCATGTTGTGCACGGCCATGTGCGCGTCGTGGTTCTGGTGCAAGAAAGCCTTGACCGGTTTGCCACGGAGCACTGCTTGGTTTTCCGACACTGGGTCCACCGGCTTCATGTCGTCCTCAAGCGGGATCAGCTTGTCAGCGTTTTTGATCCCCAGCACGTCAAGCATGCCCCGGTGCAACTCAGGCAGGTCGTAAATGTCCGGGGCCATCTGTGCCATCTGGATCACAGCTTGGTACTGCACCACGCGCTGGCTGAGTGTGGCGGCGTTCGGATCGCTGACGGGCAAGATGTCCACGTGACGGTAATCCGAAGCTTTGGCCTTGGGGCCCTCTTCGCCGTCCGGCTCGTACGAATACTCGTCGTCCGTGTAGTCGCGGATGATCGCGGCCAACAACTGCAGCTCTTCCTTCAGGGCGTAGTGAACACGCGCCTGCACAGCGGTCATGACTTTCAACTGGCGCTCAAGCAGCGCCAGCGTAGAGCCCACGGGAGCGTTGGCACCCATGTCCGCCACTTTCATGTCGGCCGTAGCGGCAAAGCGGCGACCTTCCTCGACCACACTACCCAACAGCGTCATCAGAACCTGTGACGGCTCCTTGTACGGCAGGGGCATGATGTTGTCGCGGATGGTGCCGGAGCCCACATCCACATCGCGGAACTCGCCCGGAGCGATCGGCGTGTCGTCACCCTTGATGCGCAGGCCGCGTGTCTTCAAACCGCCGGGCAGGTTGGACAGCGTGCCCGCGTCTATCAACTGACGCATCAAGCTGGTGGCCGACTTGGCAAACCCGCCGATCAGGTGGAACAGACCGAAGCCATAAGCCCCAAACCCGGGAATGTACTGGTAGTGCACAAAGTGCTGGCGCTTCAAGTGCAGGTCATCGTCTTCGCGCCAGTTGCGGCGCACGGACAGTACCGTGTTAGTGCCCCGGATCATGGTGACCACGTACGGCAGGGCAATC